TTCAGAAGAGATTATGGAAAGCCTTGAACAAGTTGCTGCATTTGCACAACAAGACAATGTAACATCAAACGCAAAGCATATGAAGTTTGCTGATGGTTCAAAATTAAAAGTTAGCCATGGTGCAGCAAAAGCCATTCATATGGTCCATGGTGCGTTGAATGACGAAAACAAAAAGAAATTTGCTGATATGCTTACGACTCCAAAGGGATTTGAGAAAGCAGCGCATTTCGCATTAAGTAAAGTACAATTTAAAATTGGTGGCGAATGAGCGTCGTATCAGAAATTGTTCGACAGATTATTGCTGAAGCAAATGTCCAAAAAATGGGGCGTAAGAAACTTGTGCGCGCACGTGTTCGTGGCGGTAAAGTTCAGCGCCGTAAAGTTGTTTCAGCAGTCAAAGGCTATACAATTCGCAGTGGTAAACTTACACGCATGACTTCTTCTGAAAGAATGAGAAGAAGAATCTCGCAGCGTAAGGCAAAAATCAAGCGTAAAGCAAAACTTGCGCGTGCTTTAATTAAAAGAAAGCGTTCAATTAGAAAACGCAAATCATTGGGGTTGAAGTAAATGAAACTAATTAGAGAAACAGTTGAAGAAGTAAAGTTAATCACCGAAGAAAAGAACGGTGTCAAAACTCTTTACATTCAAGGTCCATTTCTTGTTGCAGAAATGAAGAATAAAAACGGTCGTATGTATAAGACTGAGACTCTTACAAAAGAAGTCGATCGTTACAACGAAGAGTATGTGTCGAAAAATCGCGCATTTGGTGAATTGGGACATCCAGATTCACCATCAATCAACCTCGATCGTGTATCACATCTTATTACCAACCTAAAACAAGAAGGTAATGTTTTTGTTGGTAAAGCAAAAATCCTTGAAACACCAATGGGTAAAATCGCCAAGTCCCTTATGGAAGGCGGTGCAACTCTTGGTGTGTCATCACGTGGCATGGGATCTCTAAAGGAGATCAACGGTGTTAACGTGGTTCAAGACGATTATTATCTTGCCACAGCGGCAGATATTGTGGCGGATCCATCCGCGCCAGGTGCTTTTGTTCAAGGTATTATGGAAGGAAAGGAGTGGGTTTGGGATAATGGTGTTGTCAAAGAGATCGATGTCAACGCATATTACGAACAAATCAAGCGAGCAAAGCAAAAACAGATTGACGAAGTTTCATTGAAGATCTTTGAAAACTTATTGTCAAAACTTTAAATTTTATAAATATATTTACTTCTTTAGGAGTTTACTAAAATGGCAAAAACATTATCAGAATCTGCTGCTGAAATTCTAAAGGCATCCGTAAGTGGTGCAGCAAAAGAAGCAGCTACAAAATTACCAGCTGAACAAGAAGATCTTGGCGGCGCAACAGAAACAGATCCAGCAGGTGGTCCAGTCGGTAAGAAGGCTGCTGCAGGCGTAACACAGGCTGCAGTACCTGCTGCCAAAGGTGACGCAAAAGCTGCAAAGACTCATGCAATGGAAGAAACAGAGGCTTCTGAGGAAGTTGAAGTTGTTGCTGAAGAAGCAGAAGAAGAAGTTGAGATTTCTGAAGAAGAAATCGTAGAAGCCAAGAAAGAAATGATGAAGGGCATGGTTGCCAAGCACAAGGGATCAATGAAGGAAGATGTTGATGCGCTATTCAATGGCGAATCACTTTCTGAAGAATTCCGTACAAAAGCAACAACAATCTTCGAAGCAGCTGTTCAATCACGTGTTGAAAAGATTGTTGAAGATGTCATTGCTGATAACGATACGGTTCTTTCTGAAGCATTTGAAGAAATCAAGAACGAACTTTCTGCAAACGTTGACGAGTACCTCAACTATGTCGTTGAGCAATGGATGACTGAAAACTCAGTTGCTATTGAAACAGGTCTTCGTGCAGAACTAACACAAGATTTCATCAACGGTCTAAAGAATCTATTTGCAGAACACTACATCGACATTCCAGAAGAGAAAGTTGATGTTGCAGAAGAACTCGCAGTTCGCGTTGCTGATCTTGAAGAGCAAGCTGCCACAGTTGCTGCAGAAAAAACAAAGCTCGTTGAAGAACTTAACGTTGCAAAGAAAAATGAAGCAATTCGCAAGATTTGTGAAGGTCTAACCGAAGTACAAATCGGCAAAATGAAATCGCTCGCAGAGGGCGTGGAGTTCACCACAGAGGGTGAGTTTAATAATAAGCTCGCAGTAATTCGCGAGAACTACTTCCCAGTCAATAAAGTGATTAGTGAGGTCAAGGTTGCTGAAGAGACGTCTGAACCACAACCTGAAGTAGATGTAAGTTCTGTAATGAATCGTTATGTCAGTGCAATCTCAAAGTCACTCCCAAAGTGACAATTTAACCTAGAACGGAGAAATCTATCATGTATCTAACAGAAACACATGCAAAGAAGTGGGCTCCAGTTCTTGATCACCCAGAACTCCCAAAGATCAGCGATCCATACAAGCGCGCTGTTACTGCCCTAGTTCTCGAGAACCAAGAACGAGCCATTCACGAAGAAGCCCAAAATATGGGTCGTTTGTTCGAAGCAACACCAGTAAACGTTGCTCCAACAGCACCAGGATCAGGCAATATCCAGGGCTTCGACCCAATCCTAATCGGATTAGTTCGTCGCGCTCTTCCAAACCTAATGGCATATGACATCTGCGGTGTGCAGCCAATGACAGGTCCAACAGGACTTATCTTTGCAATGCGCTCACGCTATGGCGCACCAAACGGCACAGAAGCATTGCACAATGAAGCAAACACAATGTTCGCAGGAACAGCAAACGTTACACTTGTTGAGCCAACGTTGTCATCAAACATTGCTGCATTCACAACATCAAATACTGGTGTTGCAATTGCTACAGCAACTGCTGAAACACTTAACATGGCAAATATGGCGTTCTCAATTGAGCGCGTATCTGTCACTGCTAAGACACGCGGTCTACAAGCATCCTACACAATGGAACTTGCACAAGACCTCAAGGCAATTCACGGTCTCGACGCAGAAACAGAATTGACAAACATCTTGTCAACTGAAATTCTTGCTGAAATCAACCGCGAAGTTGTTCGTACAGTTTACGCAACAGCAAATGTTGGCGTACTCGGTGCATCATCAGCAATCTTTGATCTAAGTGCAAATGTTGCTTCAAACGGCACATCTGGTCGCTGGCAGGTTGAGAAGTACAAGACACTTCTATTCCGCATCGAACAGGCTGCAAATAAGATCGCCAAGGACACACGTCGTGGTAAGGGTAACATGCTCATCGTTTCAACCGATGTTGCATCAGCTCTTGCAATGACTGGTCTTCTTGACTATAATTCAGCACTATCAAACAACACAAACCTAACTGTTGATGACACTGGCAACACCTTCGCAGGTACGCTATTCGGACGCATCAAGGTCTATGTTGATCCATATTCTGTAGCTGGAACTGACTACTGCGTAGTTGGATACAAGGGCTCATCACCATATGACGCTGGCTTGTTCTACTGCCCATACGTTCCACTCCAGATGGTTCGTGCAATCGATCCAGACAACTATCAACCAAAGGTTGGATTCAAGACACGCTACGGCATGGTCGCAAATCCATTCGCTGATGGTTCAGCTGGAACACTAGCAGGTGCTATTACGACGAATACAAACGTCTACTATCGCAAGTTTGCTATTTTGAATATCAATCAGTAATAGTTATTGCCAACTGTATAAAAACAATAAGGCAAAGAACTGGGGGGGAGTCGAAAGACTCCCCCTTTTTTATTTCCCTAAATAAATGCAGCGGAGAGAAAAATGACAGCACTCACAAGAAACCCAATCAATACAAGTTTATTGCAAAGCACTAAATTTCGTTTGGTGTTTGATCGTCTACCTGTAGTAACTTATTTTTGCCAGACGGCAAATCTTCCTGGAGTTTCCGTTACAGAAATTCCAAGATACACACCATTTGTTGAATTGTATCATCCAGGAGAGAAATTAATGTATGATACATTCAACATTACATTTCTTGTAGATGAGGATTTGCGTGGGTGGAGAGAGATTCATGATTGGATGCGCGGAATGACATTCCCAACCAATTTTGATGAGTATAAAAATCTGTCAAGAAGATTTCCAGGAACAACGCTGCCAACATTCTCAAAGAATATTCCTGCATACTCTGATGCAATTCTTACAATTTTCTCAAATCAAAACAACCCACAATTTCGCGTAAAGTTGATTGATATGTTTCCTGTGAATCTTGGGACAATTGGTTTTAATGTAAGTGATTCTGCAGAGAATACAATCACAAGCGACGCTACGTTTCGCTTCTCTTACTACGATATAGATATTATTTAAAGTATCTCAATCAAACCAGACATACTGGATTATACAGCAGAGTCAACCAAGAAACAACTCTTGGTAGTAGTTGCCTTTTTCATTGAGATGTAGTAAATTATACGCATTCCCACTTACATATTTTGCGTATGAAAATAGAAACACCACCCCTTGAAGAATTAATGTTGCAATGGGAGAAAGACTCCAATGTTGACACAACAGAGCCAGGAAAAGAAATCCTTCGCATCCCATTACTTCACAACAAGTATAACAAATACTTGTCCTTGCACAATTTGTCTGCAAGGCGAGTTGCTCTTGAGTATGATCGAATCAAAAAACTCAAGTGGATGTACTACACAGGCAAACTTGACCAAGAAGAGTTAGATAAACTTGGTTGGGAACCATTTCGATTTACTTTGAAATCAGACATCTCTGTTTATCTTGACGGCGATGATGATCTAAACAAACTCAAGCGCAAGAAAGCATATCACGAAGAGGCTGCAAACTTTTGTACTAATGTTATGAAGGAATTAAACAATCGTACATGGCAGTTGAAAGAGTACATGGGCTGGGAGAAATTCATTCAGGGTTCTCGATGATTGAGCATGTCGTTGTTGAAAAAATAGATAATATCTATGTTCAGGTTCATGCTGAAGATTCTATTCTTCAGGAGATGTCTGAGTTCTTCACCTTTTCGACTCCAGGGTATCAGTTCAGCCCAGCATTTAAGAGCCGACATTGGGATGGAAAGATTCGTCTACTTAATTTACGCACGAAACAAATTTATGCTGGTCTTGTTGGCTATATAAAGACTTTCTGCAAACAACGTAACTACACATTTGAGGTCTTAGATGAAGACAAGGAAGTCTACCCAATTGACACAAAAAATCTTGCAAGTGCTCTCTCCCTTCCAATGGAGCCAAGAGATTATCAGTTACTGGCGTCTAGCGTCGGACTTACGAAAAAGAGAACTGTACTCATTTCACCTACCGCGAGTGGAAAATCGCTAATCATCTACATGATGATTCGCCACTTGTTGAATAGTGGCAAGAAGCGAGGACTCTTGATTGTTCCTACAATCAATCTCGTCACGCAGATGCATTCTGACTTTAAAAACTATTCCAGCAACAATGGCTGGGATGTGGAGAAGTATTGTCAAAAGATTTATGGCGGCGAAAGCAAGATTCCAGATAGTGATCTAATCATTTCTACATGGCAGTCAATCTACGACATGCCAAAGAAATACTTTACGCAGTTTGATTTTATTATTGGTGACGAAGCGCATACGTTTAAAGCCAAGTCATTGACAAGCATCATGACCAAACTTATCAACTGCGATGTACGCATTGGCACAACAGGAACATTGGATGATAGCAAAGTGAACAAACTTGTTCTAGAAGGTTTGTTTGGTCCTATTTTTAAGGTAATTTCTACAAAAGAATTGATTGATCGCAAACAACTTGCTAATTTTAATATCAAATGCATCATCCTCAAATACCCAGAGTTAGTTTGCAAGGCAGTAAAAGGATTTACCTATCCAGATGAGATGAACTTTCTTACGCAACATGAAGGGCGAAATAACTTCATTCGCGATCTTGCAGTAAATCTAAAAGGCAACACTCTAATCTTGTTTACATACGTCGAAAAACATGGTAAGATTTTATTTGATTTAATCACAGAAAAGGTAGAGAATAGGAAGGTATTTTTTGTTCACGGTGGAACAGAGGCAGAGGATCGTGAAGCAATTCGAGGCATTACAGAAAAAGAAAACGACGCAATCATTGTGGCATCATACGGCACATTCTCAACAGGTGTAAACATTCGAAACCTACATAATATTATATTCTCCTCTCCAACAAAGAGTAAGATTCGAAGTTTACAGTCTATTGGTCGTGTGTTGCGTCTTGGTGAGAATAAGGAAGCAGCAACTCTCTATGATATCGCTGATGATCTACGTTATGGTCCTTATACAAACTTCACACTGAAGCATTATGAAGAACGAGTGAAAATCTACAGCGAAGAAAAATTTCCTTTCACATCAAATAACGTAAGGATAAATTAATGACAGAATCAAAAGAACTAAAATTTGTTCGACTTCGATCAATCCCAGATGACTTGATTGGATATGTTACATACAAGGAAGAATGTCTTGTAATTGAACAGCCATTAAGAATTGAGATTGATACGATGTTCGATGAAGGTCGACAAATTCTTTCTATGCAAGAGTATCTTCCGCAATCTGTTATTGAGATTAAAGAAGTTGAATTCTATATGGAAGAGGTTTTATTCGCGACTCCTGTTCGTCAAGAGTTTATTGAACAATACGAATATGTTGCAGACTTTTTCTACAATAATAAAAGTAAACTCAAAGAACCTGTTAGAAAATATACAACATCAGAAGAACAAATTTCAGAAAAAGCAGAAAAGGTTGTATCAATTTTGGATGCAATGGCAAAAAAGGATAAAGGACCAGTACACTAATTTATGGCAAAGAATCACTATATCAATAACAAAGATTTCCTCAAGGAAATGACTGCATATCGCACGTCAATTCGTAAAGCAAAAAGACTTGGGCAACCAAAACCACAGATTCCAAGATATGTGGCAGAGTGTTTCATGAAAATTGCTGAGAATCTTTCTCACAAACCAAACTTCTTGTCGTATACTTTTAGAGATGAGATGGTTGCGGATGCAATTGAAAACTGCGTTATGTATGTTGACAATTTTGATCCTGCAAAATCAAGCAATCCGTTTGCCTATTTCACTCAAATAACGTATTATGCATTCTTACGTCGTATTCAAAAAGAGAAGAAACAATTGTATGTTAAGTACAAGTCTACAGAAACTGCTGGAATCCTTGACGAGTTCGAACTCAACGAGAACGAGGATGGCACTTTTAGACAGTTTGAGTTATACGAAAACATTTCAGAGTTTATCGTCAACTATGAAAATGCTCGGAAACAGAAGAAAGCAAAGCGTGAAGGATTGGAGAAGTTTGTAGATGAAGATAGCAATCCTGGGTGATGCTCATTTTGGTATGAGGGGTGATTCAATTGCCTTCCATAATCATTATCGTGAGTTCTATACAAAAACATTTTTTCCCTATTTGGTGCAAAATGGAATTACCACCATCTTTCAGTTGGGTGACTTATTTGATCGTCGGAAGTATATCTCTTTTCAGTCTCTTGCTCTTTGCCGCCGTTACTTTTTTGATCAACTGGTAAAGAACGATATACAGTGCCATGTATTGCTCGGCAATCATGACATATTCTTCAAGAA